GTGGGTGTCCAAGATGGGGGCTGATCCAGGTCGTGCGCGACCACATCGACGCCAGGGCACGCCTACTGCCTCCCGTTGGCACACCAGCCAAAAGCCAGTAAGTGTCCGTATACAAACGGGATAGGCCACGCCACCAGTGGATGTTTGGCTACTTTCCGACGTTTTGGCCACTTTCCCAACGTACTACCCAAAAGTAAAAGAGGCGGCAGGGGATGGGAGCCCAAGCCGCCTAATGAAAGGAGATACACGCGGGTAGGCTTGCCAGCCACCCAGACCAGTAATACCAGCCCCTGTACGGACGCTCAAGGCAAAAAGAAAGGGATGCCACCCAGTTGCCCAGGCAGCACCCCTCAAGAGGCATACAGAGGCATACAGCCCCTGCGCTATCTTAGATAACGAACCAGTTAGAACCGTCACAGATGAAGCAAGCAGCCGCGTAGTTGATATCTAGCGAGAAGGCACTGCCGGAGCCATCAATGGTCTCAGAGCCAGCCTGAGCAACAGAAATAGCGTTAGTTGCTGCCGCACCGCCACTGTCCTTAACGACAAAGCGACGACCCTTGAGTCCTGCCGATGCCGCTGGGAGCGTGACTGTGAACGAACTGCTGGAGCTATCACAGAGGATGACAGAGTCTGGGTCAGATCCCGAATCAATGGTGTAGTTAGCGGACTTAGCCACAACACCAGAGGTAGCGAAACCAGCCGTGTAGAGCGTGTCACCGACGATGGCACTCTTGACGACAGCCAGACCACCAGCCGACTTAAGAGCCGCTGCTGTGGTGCTGCTAGCATCCGTTGCGTCACTGGTAGCGACAACCCCACTGGAGGTAATAGCGCCAGAAGCGACAGATCCTAGTCCAGAGACGTTACCACTCGTGTCAAACGTGTAGTTACCGTCAGTGAACACACCGTCAATGGTCAGGTTGCGAATAGTCCCGACATCCTTGTTTGCATCAACAGTAACCACTTTGCTGGCTACAACCGTTCCGACAGCAGCGCCGGTATCGCTGTAGTTCAACTCTGAGGAAGTCGCCGTTACGCCATCAAGGATGTTCAACTCAGCAGCGGTCGAAGTAACACCATCGAGAATGTTTAACTCTGCTGCTGTAGAGGTTACACCATCAAGGATGTTAAGCTCGGCAGCGGTAGAGGTCACACCGTCAAGGATGTTCAATTCAGCCGTGGTAGCAGTTACGCCATCCATGATGTTGAGTTCTGCGGCACTAGCAGAGATCGAAACCCCTCCAATTTGCAGAATGGTAGCGTTTAGCTCACCGCTCGACCCGTAAATGGAAGCCTTACCAGCAACAACAGCACCACCACTAGAACCATCAACGAGGTTTAACTCAGCGGCAGTAGAAGTAACACCATCAAGGATGTTAAGTTCTGCTGTCGAAGAGGTCACACCGTCCAAGATGTTTAGCTCTGCCGCCGTTGAAGTCACACCATCAAGGATGTTGAGTTCAGCAGCAGTAGACGTCACACCATCCATGATGTTTAACTCAGCCGCAGTAGCTGTGATCCGAGTACCGGCTAGGTAAAGACCACCACCACCACTTCCGTGGTTTGGAATGTCAACCGAGATACCATCGTTGGCACCCAGACCCTTGCACTCAATCGCCTTGGACAAAGTCCCATCGAACTCTGCGACGTGAAACACCATGAAGCCCTTTTCGGCACCATCAGAAACGTCAAGCATACCAGCACTAACGCTTGCATAGTTTTGAGCGTTAGAGGCGCTGTCCTCAGACGAGAACATGAGCATACCGGCCAAGTCGTTGTCAGCGGCAGAGGCACCGTCCTTGTTAAACTTTAGAGTACCTGGGTTTGCATCAGCGTTGGTGTTTTCAATAATCAGGGTTGGCTCTGAAGCCGATGATGATTGAAGCTTTGCAGATGCGTAGGTCAGGGCAAGGTTGGCAGATGCCGTACCAGCAGCAGTCAAGCCGGCAAGGGTGGTAATGGTAGGCTGAGACGCATCCACAGACAAAGCACCCGCCGAAGCAGAGATACCAGTACCAGCGGCAGCGGTCATAAGGTCGGCAATACTTTCCTTTCTAGTGCCACCAGAAGCACCACCATCAAGAAATAAGAAAAAGTCAGCACTCACGTCTACCGTCGCCAGTGTGCACTCCTGGAGGTCAACAGCAAGAACACCGCTAGATGCGCTCAATCCGCTACCAGCCAAAGCCGTAACAAGGTCTGCGACACTCTCCTTCCGGCTGCTGTTGTTGGTTGCGTCGACAATCAGAAAGCTGTCTGCCGACACATCAACCGCAGCGGCCTGTAGGTCATGCGCGTTAAAAATTTTGTAAGCCATTTTAGATATACTCCTCCCCGTAGGGATCTCGTGTTTTGAAAAGTTTTAAGATCACTTTTTAGAAGACAAACCAGTTGCTGCCATCACTAAGCACACTTACAGACGCAAAGTTCACATCAACAGTGAAGGAACTAGCGCCGTCAATCGTGTCGGTCCCACTGACAGCTATGGTAATATTGTTTGTCGTAGCGTTGCCGGTCGAATCTTTGATCATAAATCTTCTGCCAGACCCCATGTCAGCGGCCAGTGGAAGAACCACACGCACCACCCCACCGCTAGTCTGAACCAAAAGGTAGTCTGTCGACGTTGAAACGCTATAAGGGCTATCTGAACTCGATACTGTGGTGACTGCCCCTCTTAGGCTCTCATCCTCAGTCGAGTCGTTTAAGTCTGGCCACCCCATGCGGTTGATTATTTGACCAACATCAGACTCCAACTCCCTCAAGCGGGCGTTCTGACGCGATTCCATTACCTTATGGGCTGTGACCATTTAAACCCTCCAAGTGCTTATTGAACCCAATTCTGTCCCCACAGACCAAGGTAGTCAACAAGCGTGCCGGGATGATTAGTACGAGCACGCACGCTTTTAGGCCTAATTAGGCCAAAAAAATGGGTAAAGGCAGCTACCACAACCACCTTTACCCCAGGATGTGCCGTTAGCCGTCACTCTAAAGGCAGCATCACCGTAACACCCACGCTAGTACCCCTGCAAGGGCCTACAGCGCGTTTTTGATAGCCTCCCATATGATATCCCTTATAAAGGGCGCATACGGCCCGTGCCGGTCCCTGTTGTTGAACTCTATGACAGATATAGAGTCTGGGGCGCGACGAAACTTAACGTGAAACTCCCAGGCGTGCCTTAGACCCTTGCCTGTGTCAAACGACGGTATGGTGCATGCCATTTCGCCCTGAACAGACATAATGGCCCCGTCATCATCTTTGCTTATCAGCTTTACGGGGTCAAACGTAGCTGTAAACGCTGGATAAGCGTCTACATAAACCCTTCCACCAACCCGACGAACCCTGTGCTTCTTGTGGGGTGCCCAGGGGTCATCATGAAGGCCGTAGGCCACTACGTGGTATCAAACTTCCGATAAAAGACCACAACATCAACAACAGCCGAGGTCCTTACGTCAGAAGAAGAATATGCCAACTTTATATCGCTCGCGGCGGCGACATTTAGCATGCCATGCGCTCCAGCGGGATAGTTCAAGTCAGCGTTGTTTATGTAGTACATTGTTCCGGCCTGGACAAAGCTTGAGCTTATGAGGCTAAGCCCAGACAACCCGCTGGACGAAAGAGAGTTTGTTTGGCCACCAGAGGTCAGCGATACGTTTGTGATGTTATAGTCTGACCCGCTGTTTACCGCACCAGCCGTGGTAACTTTTATTACCACAGTGTCTATAACGCTAGCCGCAGGGAGATCTAGCGTTGTGTCGATCGGGGAGCCGCCTGTTATTGTTAAAGACGACTTAACTAGCTGGCCGTGAGTGACCCCATAGGCGGTTGAGTTCTCGACCTTAAGCAGGTCACCCTCACTGCCAGTGAAGTGGCCTGCGAGGTCATCTGTAGCCACTAAGGCGTTAACCCCACCAACGGTCAGGGTAATGGAGTCAGCGCCAAAGTCTATGAGCGTGTCAGAGTCGTCCTCAAAAGTGATGTCACCAGACTTAACGTCGCCTTTAGTCACCTTGTAGGCCAAAACAAACCTCTACATTTGATCCATGAGCAAGAAAACAATCGTGGACACGGCAAGCCATTTTAAAAAATTTGAAAAAATTAAATCGGCCAACCTAGCTGCTTCTTTACCTGCATCTTTAATTGAACTAATCCACATAGCCACCCCTGACCCAATGCCAGCAACCCAAGGCCAGATTAAGTGCTCGCCACAGCCGCCACCAAACAGGTGTAAAATATGCTCCACTTACGACAAAGTCCCACCGGCATAGCCTAAAATCTGCCACGCCGCCCCAGTCCATATAAGGCTAATCATCCCACCAGCAGCAGTGAATGTGAAGGTGGACGAGGAGCCTGCTGCGGAAGTCATAGTCGCATCCACATCAACGGTGTTCGTTCGTGCCTTGCATATGATGTACTTAACGGTTCCAACAGCAGATGCGTTAGCTAGCGTCGTTTGACACGCCGCGCCAGAGCTATCTAAGAGCGAAAGTGTCACGATCGGGCTCAATGCGCCGTCCGCAGACTTTGTCTCAGACTGGTGAATAATCCCACCGTCCGTCGTTAACTTAGCCTCAACGGCGTCAATTCGACCATCAACGCCCGTGTGTTGAGATCTAAAGCTGTCCATCACCCTTTGGGCTGTTTGACTTAATCCACTGCTTGACATCATGTCCTCCTTGTCTTTTGCACCTACTTTTTTGTAGTACCTGCAAGGTCTATGGTCAAAAAGTAACCCTAATTTAAGGCTTCTTGTATTTAACAGAGTTGGGTATCCACAGGCGTATCGTGTAGCTATTGCCAGACATGCTTTCAACGTGAAACTTCATCCAAGCAATATCTTTTATGCTTTTATGGTCTAGCTCAGACACGACATCATCGATGGCCTTTGCAACGTCAGTGATAAACCTTTGTCTCCACGAGGAGTCTATCCGCTTGTTAACGCCGCTTCTGTCCAAATTACATGTCTTCATAGGGCCACCACCTGGCAAGCCCTGACCTCGGCTGAGTCGCCTTCAGTCGTTATGTACCCTTCTATGTGCACCTTATCCCCCTCAGAGAGCTTACTCGCGAATTTTGCCGCTCCCCCGTGGGACACGACCAAGAACTTCTGCGAGGTCTTGGGCCTCTTGCCTGGATCGATCACTTCCAAGTAAAACGTCGTCTTCAACTGGCCACAATCCCTCTCCATCTTCGGAGAAGCCGCCAATCTCCCAACCATCAGGACCTTGTTGATCGACCCATCCATTAGCTCTGCCGTCCTTCTTGGACGAGTAGCCCCGACCCATGCTCACGAAAAACATTCTTACTTTGCCCGCTAAATACAGCGACCAAAAAATTAAAATAAAAAGACCCCAGAGAACACCCAGTATCCTGCTTTCCCAGGTTTTGAAGGCGTCTGGGACCAGAGTCATTCTTGTGATTGCTACCACAACCCCAACGCAAGAGGGTATGAGGCACCAAACGGGTACAGTTAGTTCTATTGTCGCCATTTTTCCACTTATGATGGGCGGTGTCCCTAACTGCTACCATAAATTGTCACCATCCCATAGAGGTGCCACGCAACCGTGGCTAAAAAAATTGCCATTAACAGGGTCAAAACGCCCCTCTTCTCTTCTTTTAGGTGTTTATCTAAATACTCAACAGAAACAGCTATGACCAACATTTTTACGGTCAAAAACACACCAGGTCCGTGGCTTAGCGCAAAATCCATAAAAGGATTTAACTCTTTGGCCCCGGCGTCAATGGCCAAAAGTGTGCACACGGCGTCAATGAAGTTCGCGACGTGAAGAACGATGACACGGTAGTCCAGTCGCCTGCCTACTCTCCCTTGTTCATCGCCTGTAGCATTTTTATTGCGATTATCCATTCCATCAACTTTTTTAGATTTAGACCGCTGTTGCAGTCGAACATTGATTCTTGACTGTTTTGGCATGGGCCATTGTTGTGCAAGGAGAAGAAGTCTTGCGTTGACATTTGCGCCTTGCAACCGGCGCTACCGTAAAGATCAAAGTCTTTAGACGGCTGACCACCACTACTGCCTTGATCTCCACCGGCACCGGCAAGGCAATCATCGCCAAGGCCAACCGCACCTTGTGTTGCGGGAACTGTCCCGGAAGACCCGCCGGCTGATACCGCACCGGCTCCACCCATTCCACCCGCTCCACCAACACCACCAACACTACTCATCAGACCCATCCTTATTGTCTGCCAAATCGTTAATCTTGCGAACAACGGCAGACCAAGACTCTAAAACCCTAATTCTTTTGCCATTGGAGCAGACGATAATCGTGTCACCGGACTCCTCCACACTTAATATGTGATCAGCGTTCATAGTGAACCGCTCACCGTTTATGCCTGTAAGCTGGACCATGCACCTCCACCTTGAAGCGCCCATCCCAGACCTCTTTATCCATGCTGCCATCTTATGCCTCAGCGATCTCTGCTTTCCCGCGAAGGGCGGTGCTAAGCATTGTTGCCGCTATAGCCTCCTTAAGGGCCTTTTTAAAATTTTTCACATCCGATGCGTGCATCTCATCAAGCATCATCCATAAAGACTCATTTTCGTCTTCAAGCTCGCTGACGCGCTCGATTAGCCGCTTAAGTTTTTTGTCTTGTTTTTTTGTTTGTTTAGGCATCTTTCTCTATCCAGTTTGCAGGTATTTGAAGCGTCACAGTGTCGTCTTTGTCACACTTAAAAAGATCGCTCTCTATGGCGTCGACCCGGTCCTCAACGTCCCGAATTGACTCAACTATGTTAATAATTATTTCATCCAGGTTGTCCTCGCGCTGGTCGCACCATGCCAACTCCTCTGCACGTCGCCTCTTTGCGAAAAAGTGCTCAACGAAAGCGCCAATGCTGACGCCTAAGAAAAACAACAAAGTCGCATAAAAGACTGCCATCACTTCAAGCCGCTCTTCTTGGCCAAACCAACATCTTTGTAAGCTGCCCACACAGACGCCCAAGAAGAAGACAATCCAAAGTTTTCAAAACCTCTGTACTTGGCGACAGTCATTCCAATCACCACCCCATTCTCATTAAGAATTGGAGAGCCTGAGCTTCCACCAGCAACGGGTATCGTGTAGGCGTCCCACCCATCTTTTTTGCCCGCATAGTAGCCATCAAATATTGGAGTCATTCTTGGCGACCATATTCCCCTTGGGGCTGCAAGGGTGTAGACCTTGTCGCCTCTTGAAGGGGCTGATTGAGACACGCTGTAGCCATCCAAAGTTCTTCCGCTTATAACGACAACGCAGACGTCGTCTTTCGGATAGACATTGAGAACTTTGACTTTAAAAACCCGGCCAGAAAACGACCAAGCCCTTAAGTCTGAAGAGATAACCTCAACCCCTTCATCCTCTTCACAGATATGGCCTGCGGTCATAACGAACGTGTCTTCGCCATTGTTGCCCATCACAAACCCACTGCCAGTAGCAGCATAGCTTATTTTTTGGCACTCGCTCCCTGCACACGATTTTACCGTCACGCTTTTAAACATAAACATGAAGGGGTCAGATGTTACCGCTGGCGGCAGCGAAACTTTTGCAGGCGGGCATGTGGCTAGGCCAAGGGCAACCAGGCTCGCAAAAAAGAAAACAATTAAGCCAATTCTAACTTTCATAATAAGTCTCCATCGTCAGAAACGACCCTTAGATGGCCTTTTCCAATTATCAATATGTCCTTTAAAGCGTCTTCCCAGTCTCTCCACCTTACGTTGTCTATCGCTATGTCATGGCCGGTCTGCAACGGCTCATCAAGCCTAACAACAAGCACCCCATCCTCCTGTGAGACATACCCAGTCCTTCCTTCCCTGACGGGAATTTTAAGGATTCCGTCGTTAGTGGGCAGGCTCACCTTTATCTCGTGCTTAAACTTAACCTTAACTCCAATGCTCACGGCTTCCCCCCTTCGCATACAGCCTCGTCTAAGATCTCAAGCAGGCTGGAGTACATGTCTAGCGAGTTTGAGGTAAGCTCAAACCACTTGCCCCCAACAGAGACAGGCTCCCAGCCGTCATATGCTCCGTTTTTAGACATAAAATCGCTGAACGTGTACACGCTTAAGTCTTCGACCTGCTTAAGCACGCTAATGACGTCATTCTGGCTAATTGCGCTTTTACCGTCTGGAGAGTCTAAAAAGCTTTGACCCTCCTCATCGCTAAACACGACAACAACCCTCTTTACATCCTCTCTCCACCCTGGACTGAACTTATCAATGGCTGGAATGCTTCCACCTACTTGCCAGCCCCAAGATAGGTCCTTGGAGGGAACTGGGTGGTTAGATGGATCAACAAGGTCTAAGACTGATAAATAAAGCGCGTCATAAAGCATCTCCCAGCCACCATGAAGCTCCCACTGATCGCTACCCATCAAGATGCTCATAAAATTTTGAAATTTTGTAAGCGGCGTCTTCATGACTAAAAGCTCCGAATTGAAGCCAACTTTTGTTGGGCCGAGTATCAACCCCCACCTAATTAGATCTTCGTCTTGGTAGTGGGATGAAAACATCTTTAAAGCCTCTGCAACCGCATCAATCTCATCAGTCATAGAGCCCGACCCGTCGATAATAAACAGGATGTCCGTCTCAACAACTTCTTTGGAAACAACACCGTCACAATTGCCGTCAGCGCCATCACAGAGGTCTTCAGGCAGAGGGAGCACCTCTCCATCACACAGCCCTGGAGCAAACAACCCAAGGGCGTCAAAAGCACCCCACTTGCCGCTCTGACACATCGCCTGACCGCCTTGGCACAACCCAACCCCCTCTGTCCCAATAGGGCCTGTGTAGCACCCTGCATAAAGGTCTTCGTCGACAAGCTGATTGCAGTTGTCGTCGTGGTTGTTGCAAATCTCTGGCACGGCAGCGCCAAAATTTGGATCGCAATTTTCATCATTTGCCACGTAAACGCATAAAGGAGCGCATTGCGTTAAGGCAATCTGAGAGCACTCAGGGTCTACACACTCGCACGTCTTCCAGCCTTGGCCGCAAACAACAGGAGGCTCAAGGCACGGAAACAGCGCACCAATCTGGTCAGCAGTGCACCCGCAATAAATGTCCTCATCAACAAGCCCGTCACAATCATTGTCTATGCCGTCACAAACCTCGTCGTAGGGCTGCTGAGCGTTGCACTCCCCCCATTGGCCAGCAAAACAAACCCTAAACCCAGAGCCGCAATCGGTGCTGCAATCCTTGAACAGGTCTTCGTCTACAAACCCATCACAGTCATTATCTACGCCGTCGCACACCTCTGAGTCTACAGATCCGCACGCTCCGCATGCGTTTAGCTGACCCTCATCAACAAGCCCGTCGCAATCGTTGTCTAACCCATCGCAAATCTCTTCAGAAGGTTGCTTAGCGTCACACAGAGCGACCTCACCACCAATACACACTGAAAGACCATCGCCGCACTCCGTTGAGCATGGAAAAGTCCCCTCATCAACGAGACCATCGCAATCATTGTCTAGGCCGTCGCAAATCTCTTCAGTGCAGCCGCTGCACTCGCCATAAGACCAAAAACCCTTATCGCACCATTTTTTACGCTTTCCGTCTAGCCCGTTGTCGGTCGTACAGCTTTCAAGCCCGTGATATGTCGGGCCTGTCGGATCGCATTCAAAAAGCTCGATACACTCCCCGCACTCCACAATCCTATCGCTATCGCATATATCAACGACGCACTCCTTCCTCCATACAGCATCAAGCGGTGGGCAATAGAAATACCAGTGGCGAATGCAATCCTCATCATACGTGTCTTCAGACGCATCCAAAGACACCAATTCGGACTGGTCCTCTTCGGGCCAGTGCGGGTCAGCGCATGCCGAAAAGACCAAAAAGGCCGCGATAATACTAATTTGACACTGCGGTTTCATGCACTCATAAAGCTAAAACACACCGTCAAACGTATTAAATTTGTTTATACCTAAATCGCGGCTAACCTTTTGACATTAAAAGGCAAGCATAAGCACTGTTCGAGTAACACGCCGATATAACTAGCCAATGCTCTAGCCAGATAGGACTGCCTGTTGAGACTTTGTAAGAAAACTGCAAAAAAGGTTGTTGCGTGGAGGCTGATATCCATCACAACCGCCAGTCTCCTGGCATGGCCATTTATGGAGTCCTTCTCAAGATCTCTTAGCGTAACACTCATGATTAACGTCGTCATGACCGCCCTTCACTACAATTTTGAAAAATTATGGTCGAAGGTAGACAAAAGCTAAGCGAAAAAAGAAAGGGGCCCAGTCCGTGGCGCGGTCCTGAACCCCTTAAACCGTAATCCACGGCTATATGTGCTTGCTAACTAGCACCGCCTGAATCCCCAGTCAACGCATTACCTGACAAGTCGAGAAAAGGTGACTTCCAGGAAAGATCTCCCTCTGTCTTGCCCCTGATCGTTTGACGAAGAAACGGCGCTTTAAAGCCGTGAACACGCACAAGAGACGATTCCATGTATCTGAGGTACTTCAGGGCAAAAAGAGTCTGGTCAAGAATCACCTGCTGTGCGTCCGCGATGACGCCAAGCAACGCCTCCGTGTGATCGTTCCCTGACACCCAAGACCCTTCTGGAGACATGTTTACAGACACGTTAGGCTTATTAACAAGGCCCCCCGCAATCTCAAGGCATTGAGCCTTCATCATGGCTGGCACAAGAAGGCATGTCGAAATGGCGTAACCGAGTTTCACAAGATCCCACCTCTCTGCCCCGCAACCCTCTGTAGACATGAAGTGTTGCACCCTAATGAGTTTAGAAATTCGGCAGTGGGTCATCTGGACCCGATCGCCACGGTCGTCACCTATATGCTCAACCACCTCAAACGCTTCATAAAAGACGTTTTCAAGCCAGGAGATCCCACCACAGGTCCACTCACCACCCGGCAAATATGGCGCACGCTTCTCACCATCAAGAAGGCCATCATCCGCAAGAATTTCAAGCCAGTCTCTAACGAATAAGCTGCCTGGACCCCTCTTGACAGGCCCAGCCATCGCCTTCCTGTGATCCGCATCGTACTGAAAATAAAACCTTCCCCTCATGAAGCCCTCCGCTTCCTGTTAAAACTCTGTATTTTTTCAAAAACACCCGGACTGTCTAACCACATTTTGGCATATCTGTTTGCCAGCATTGTTGCCTCCATAGTCGGGGTGTAGCGAGCACCAGGAAGCTTTTTCTGTATGTGCTCCCATGTACCCCAAACATGCTTGGGTGGCTTCGGTGTAAGCCACTCCTCCCCGGTCGTTTCCACGCACTGCTCAGGCTGGAAGCCGGTTGTCATATCCGCAATTTCTCTTGTATTCCGATCGGCCACCCAACAATGCATTTCTGGCAAAAAACCCATCGCAAACGCCGCCATGCTCATCGGGCTGTCAGGCTCAAAAATGTAAGAAAAATGCGTGTGAATGACGCCGTCATCCATCTCGTCAGGTACGCGCTGAAACGACGCGCTACCAGCCTGCATCATCAAAGACGTGTATCCCCTCATCTCAGCAACAGCAATAAGGCAGGTAGACCAGTAGAGGCACGCTGCGCTCTTGTTGATCCTTTGGTCTACTGCCACGTCAAACAAGGCCTTTGCGTCAGAAATAACCGCCTCCTTAAACCTTGAAAGCCCTGCTTTTCGTTTTCTTTTTGTCTTCTTAGCCACACTGTCCCCCTGTAAAATGCTATCTGCCGCCGCCTGCAAGGAAGCAGGGGCAGCGGTAGATATGTCTGTTATGCAAGCTCTAGCTTGCCCCATCTCTTGGAAGGTGCCTTGGGATCACTTTCCTCGACCTCAATGTCATCAGTCCAGTTGATAGGGCTGAACAGCTTGCCCCAGTGGTTGGCCCACTTGTCCTTCTTAGTCGCCTTTTTGGCTGGCTCAACGTGTGCAACCTTGTGTGCGACACTTACGACAGGAGCAAGCTCGTTAGAGCTAACAAAAATGGTCAGGCCGTTATCAAGACCAGACGCCTCCATCGTTTTGGCGTGGTGCATGGTGTGACCGCCGTTCTTGTTGAGAGTCTTCAGTGTCCCCTCAACCGCAACACGATCTGTTGTAGCGGTAAATGTATCGCCGCTGAAATCAACACCAAGGTTCTTAGCAAGAACGCTACCCTCGAAAGCCTTGAGGACAATCTTTCCGTCAATGCTTACCCAGGCCCACTTGTTGCCATCAAAAGAGCAGCTTTTGTTTACTTTGGCGTTTCCGACGATTCGCGCTGTTGGGTTTTGATTCGTGTTCATTTTGTATCTCCGTGATCAACTTTATGAATCCAATGTAATGGAGTGTCTATACGGTGTCAATACAAAATATATACAAAAGTGTGTTTTTTTATGAGAAACGCTTAAGCGGCTGAAACTTAAAGGGTTTTTACTCTCAAAAAAAACGCCTTTCGGGCAACTTTATTGCTTTATATGTGGTTCAAGCTCCTGCACCAACCAAAGCCAACAGTCCACCAGCGGTCTGTAACTATATTTACGTTAGTGTGTCACGTTGCCCGAAAGACGCATAAAGCACTATATAGGTAGATCCTCTTTTCTCCAACCAGGTCCCAAAAGCTCCACCTCTGGATAAAACTCTGCAAGCCTTAAGCCCTTGGCGCGATCAAACTTATCAGCGCCGACAACCACCCTAAACCTGCTGCTTGCCATGGTCACTCCAGCAAGACTAAGCGCAACGTCGTCCCTTGTGCCCTCGCCCCGCATCCAGCGACCAAGCGCCTCAATGAGGGCATCACATTCGGCAGAAAGCCGAACTGAGGCCTCCATGTCTTCCTTTGTTATGAGGTCATCAGGATCTTTCGTCATCTACGACCTCAGCTTCCTTGTCTCAAAAAAGCCCTCAAGCTGAGGCTCTCTGGCCATCAAGGCCCTTGCGTAATGAGACCTATAATTGTTGTTTAACTTAAACTTACCGCCGTTGGTCTTAAGGGCATAATCGCGCCTTAAAACCTCAAAAAGACCAGCTATCCCCCACCTCTTGACCCCAACACGCTTAAGCTCAAGAGCCATATCTTTAAGCATGTCGTAGACCTTCGGGTTTGCCTCATCAAAAGCCTGGAACTGATCTTCAATCGACCCCGCGTATGCCTTAATGTCGATCTCTTTAAAAATAAGCTCAAACTGACTCGTGTCTGACTCAACCAGCACGGCTACCCCCTTGCATACCAAACAAGGCCATTCTCGCACTCAGCGACGTTGATAGAGTTGGCAAGCACAAGGTGCCTAACATTATCTTCATCCCCGTTTGGTGACGGCCCATAAAAATGGTTAGTAACATCAACTTTACCGCCACCCAACGCAGCGGGTAACTCAACCCTGTCTGGGCGAGCCTTTCCAACAACCTGTTCTATAAACTTTATATCCATGAGCACACAATAACGACACGTATATACGTTGTCAAGTGTCAGGTGCTTTCAGCAGATACAGTTGTTGTAAAAGCGATGGCCGCAACGGCCTTGGCTATCACTATGGGTGATTAAAAGTCTATACAAAACTTTTAATCTGGATTTAATCCATTGCCGGCTCAATCTCTTGGGCTGTTATCCCACGCTTCTTGTCTACCAAGTATGCAATCAAACTTTTTCGTCCACCGACGTATCCACTTCGATGGTGCCAGCTATCCGTCCCGGCTAAGCTCGGCATTCGGTAAACAGTCACACCGCCGTATGTGGGCAACTCTCTTTCAGTGTGAAGGTGGCCGGTCATGATGTACTTCCACTTAAGGGAAGACCACTCTCGACATTCGGCACTGGCGATTGCAGGCCAATCTTTAACCTTGCCGATATCTCCATGCAAAAAGGCAATAATACTGTCCCCGTAGGTCACGTATTGTCTTGGGCTCGTCGTGTCTACGACCTCCACGTCTTCCGCTTGGTGAAACCAGCCACACATGGCTGCCCTGAGAAGGGTCGCGGTATACCTGTCATGATTGCCAGGTATGACAAACAGTTTAACGGGTGCAATCTGCCGAACCAGGTCAACATAGTCTCTGCAAAGCTCAACCCACGTAGACGCAAGCTCTTCAGGGCTGCCGTCGCAAGACTGGGCTGTGCCCCTTGTGGTTGTCGATGTGGCGTTGTCAATGTGAAGGCCGTCCCCACCAAGCGCCAAAAAGACAACTTCAGGCCGACCCCTTTCTGCAATCCTTGAAATAAGAGACTCTGTAACCTTCCAAAGTCGCTTTTTAGCTAAGTCCCTGTCGTAAGGATCGCTGCCAACGCCCATTTTCCCATGATGGTAATCAGTCGGAGATATAATGACAGCGTAAGGCTCACGGGCACGATGAAGCTTCAGCTTGGGAGGATCGTAGGTCGCACCAATATTTTTAAATTTTTCAAAAAGGTGTCGAGACAAAAGCTCAATTCGTCTGAACTTTTCAGCGTCTTTTTTAATTCGCTGCCACTCAATCTTTTCGGCGCGAGATAGAACACGCTCTTCCTTTCTTCTTAAAAGGTCTTCGACTAACTCGTCAGCCTTCGTTGCGGCTAAGTCTTCATCGGTCCAAGGGCTAGAGTCGTGCGTTGTTTCCATCACGCGCAAAAGCTCAACAATGGTCCTTCTCGCAAGGCCAAATTGCCTGGCTACCTCATTAAGACTGCTTGGGCTTTGGTCCCAGTTGGAGTATGCCTCTCTGATCGCCCTCCAGGTGTCGCCAGGTAGGGCGAGAGGCCTTCTTGGGCGAGACGGCACGCTTACAACGTAAGTGTCTCTGTCGGGATCGTACCAGTACGGCTTATCGTGCTCAAAGCGGCCTGCGCCGTGATCAGACTCTTCCTCGGAACTCGACGGATCTGCCGCCCCAGGCTCAGAGCTATCTTCGGTGTCAGCAGACCATTCGCGAAACCAAATGCCAAAAGCTCTTGCCTCTTCATACGAAAGGCTCAGCTTTTTTGCCAAACGCTTCCACTTGTACTGAGACACGAACCCACGGATCTCGTCACCGTGTGCTTCTGCAAGCTCTACCCATGCATCGTTAATACTTCCCACGCCACAAGACTATGGGTGATTTACCCGCCCTCAAAATTTTTTACCCGCCATATTTCAAAATTACCCTGAAATTCTTGGCAAACTAGCGCCTGACGTGTTCATTTTTTCTCAATAAATACGCAGCTTTAAGCCACGCAGTAGCTTGTGAGCCCAGAGGCGGGAAAATGTCTCGCATTTCGCCGCCCCCTACAACGCACCTGCTTAGCGGATCAGACTCCTATCACACACAACGGCATCGCCAACAACGGGACGCAAGGCAAGCCTGCTGGCAGCAACATTGAGCCCCATCCCCTGCAAGGCTCCCTCCTCGTTAACAACCATTACAAAGTTCGGGAACCGTGGAACAGATATAAACTCAATATAGCCCCCCACTGCATGTTGTAGCTGGCTCAAGCTTAAGTAGTCACCGTCTTCAGGCTCAATCTCAGCAGAGCCGATCCCAAAATAACTATCTCCCCCTTCAACGGGGACAACCTTTGCACCCCCGCTAACCAGATACCCAGTCACCGTTAACCTCTCTTGCAAAATCTATTAAATTGGAAGCGGCCTCACATATCTCAGCGTATCTTGGCAAAGAAAGTTCCCACTCCGCAGGTATTTCCCATCCGGCAGCACCGGCAATCATGCCAGCTATTGCCCCAGTGCTGTCACTATCCCCCTTTATTCTGGCAGCCCTAACGATCGCCCCTTCAAAATTTGAATGCTCGACCTGCGATAAAACCGCAGCAACAGCAATCCCTACGGCACTTGGGCTCCTCCACCCACCATCACCGTCTGGTATGGACTGCTCGTCAATTGGGACAAGCTCATGCGGTCTAGCTGCCAAGCGCGACCCCTCTAAAAGTGCAGCCTCAAGAGATCGGACAATAGTGGTGCCAGCTTTCCAGCCGTTCATCCACTTAATAGTTCTCTTTACTGTGCCCTCGTTAAACCTGCCGTCCGCAAGCGTCCACCTAACCATAAGAGCCAGAGCTAAGGCGCTTTCAATCGCATTAGGATGGGCGTGTGTAACAGCGGCAGACACCTGGGATGCCTGAATAAGATCCCAGCCGCTATACGCTATAGCAATCGGCAAAACCCTCATGACAGCACCGCAACCATCACTGCCCTTGTCTCCGCTCTCAGACCAGTCTCCGCACGATTGAAAGCGCCTAGCCCCCCTCATGCATGTTGCGCCTGGTGCGGTTGAAGGTGTCTCTGGATCATTAAGCCACTCAACAAAGTGCCTGCCTATAGCGTTTCCAAGAACGTCTATCGGTGGGCCGTCTTCAGACAACTTCCACCTTGCATCGCATATTGCATCAGCAAGATAGAGCGACATGTGTGTGTCGTCAGTCCACATGAAGTGCCTAACATCAACCTCGCGGCTGTAAACACGATCGCTAGAAATAAACTCAAGAGGCCGACCAAAAGCATCTCCGCAAGCAAGACCAATAAACGACGCAAGGGCTCGATCGCCCCACTCGTTAGACATGACGGGCTCTGAAGAAGCACCCCTAATAAGAGACAATACAGAAGAATCCATGTCTACGCCAAGCTCAGAGCACAACGCGCTAAACGTGGACCCTGGGCTAATTTTACCACTAAAACCTACCGACATACGATCACCTAAAGATAGAAAAGGGACAGGCACACGAGGAATCCCCCAGCGACAACAATAAACTCAACAGTCGCGACTAGAGCTAACTCAAAGCCTGTCTTTTCTTTTATTTTGTAGTTTCCTTTCATAAACAAACCATAAACGGCTGTATTGACCTTGTCAATACAATACACAAACATTTATCCGGTGGGGGTTTCAATGGCGTTACGCACCTCGTTTTCTTGCGCCATTGAAAGGTAAATCCACCGCATACCACGGGCCGGGACAATGCCAAGCCGCCTCAAAAGCCTGGACAAAACCCAGTGATGAACACCAAGCTCTCGTGCAAATTTTCTCAAACTAAGGCCAGCAAGACTTATTCCGTCGCGCTTTGCCCTTGATCTGACAGAATACTCAGACCGGCCTAATGCGGCAGCAATGTCTCGCACAGGGTGTCGACCTGCCATATTTTTGAGAACAATTCTTTCATCCCAGGCCCATTTTCGACCTCGACGTTTCACGAATTACGCCCCGAGAGACTCAACCTCATCTGCAACCCGGACAAGGTTGCGACTAATAACCCTTATGCTGCTAGAAACAGACCCATCAACAGCCTTCCTCTTCTCAACATAAGCAGAAAGAGCTTTTTCAATAACTGTCGTCATCGAACAATTCTCCTCCTCTGCAACTTTTTCAAGTTTTGAAATTGTGTCTCGCGAAAACCTAAAGGCTCGCATTACTTTTGTACCCATTTCTACCTCTATGAATTAAACGAACCTAGCTCGTCAAGATGGACAGAAAAACTCATCACAACAGCCGCAACGTACATCTCAATACCAAGCCGCTGAACATCCTCAATGTCTGCAAAAACAGGATTATCCAGCGTAATGTGGCCGTCATCAGTCGTTGATATCTCGCCGCTCACAACAAATATCTGAGTCGACGTCAAAACCTTTCTGTTCTTCCCCCACACAAGACCAAGCCCATCAGCAACATCGCTTGGGAAGTGAACCTTTAAACGGACCCTCTCCCCAAGACCAATCCACGCCCACTTGCCTTCATCGTACTCACAAACCTTTATAACGGTAGGCGCAGCGGCAACTGTCGCAATCTTCGGGTTAACCGGATCGCACGCACATTGATAGTAGTAGTGCTTAGTCCACACCTCCGACCTCAAGCCAGCCTCGTAATCAACAGGAGCGCCCACAAGAGCGCCAAACTCATACATGCCGTCCGTCTGATTCGTCTCAAGATTCGGGGTCATGGCTGACCCCCCAACGCTTCAACGTAGCCCCAATCCTCTGATTGATATATGCCAATGCGCTGCTCTTGAGTCTCAATGGCACCATTTCGGTGCCTTCTCACATGCTCAATGGCTTTTTCTGGATGAAAAGACAAACCGCGAACAAGCATGGTTGCAACAAATGAACCTGCCCTTCCCATACCCCCAAGACAGTGGACAACAACATCCTTACCGGAGCAAACAACATCCTCCCAAACGCCGCAAGCGTGACCTATGCCATCATAAGGGTAATCACCGTCAGGAGTCGGAACCCGGACAACCTCTAAGCCAGCCCGCTCGTAAGCGTCATAAAGGTCAGGGACGCCGACAGCAGCATGCTCGTTGACGTCTAAAAGACTTACGACAACAGAAATATTTTGAGATTTTATGGCCTCAACGTCCGCATCAAGGTCGCGCTCCCACTCAAAACTACCAGTAGAAGACCAACACCTCTTACCAGGGCAAATAGTAACGTATATTCGACCAGCCCCATCAACCGGAATTGGAATCTTATCTAGCCGCAAAGGGCTGTCGGCAGATGTTTTAACAATTCTTGACATGATACCTCCTCAGTCAACAAAACCGAGGCTAGCACCATGTATATACGGTGTCAAGCACTACTTACTAAGGGGTGCCTGTCGCGGGGGTCACGGCCTGACCGGTTTCCTTGTCAATCAAGGCCATTTCTCCAGGCATGAGCCACGGGTGCATGTATGCCTCAATAATTCCGTAAGCTTCCTGGAGGCCCTTATTCTTCTTGATCTTCTTCTTAACTTTTTCGTCGATCTTGGCCAACGCTGCTGACAAGTGCTGTGGAGGCATAGGGCACGGAGTTATTGGCTTGACCCCGCTATACAAAGCCTGGCTAACAGCCATAGAAGTGGCTGTCATCATCGCAGAACGCGCCGCAGGTGAGTTCTCATCAGAATCAACCTCTGGGCGCTTAACCAGCACCTCACCAAGCATGTGGTCGTCGTTTGGGCTAACTGCACTCTCAATGTTCGCAACTCTAACCCTGAAGTTCTCGTCATCAGCGTCTGTCACAATACACCTAAACGTAAACCCAAGAGACGTCACAAACCCGCTCATAAAGTCACTATGAACAATTGTGTGCCCCTCAGACATAGCCTTTGCTAGTTCATTGTAGCGAGCCAACTGAATACCAGTAATGTCTTCAGACTCAATAGTGTTCGCAAGTGTTCGCAAGGTCGCTACAACCCCATCCTTGTCAACAATTGCGTCAGTCAACACGTCGTCACCAGTCACTTCTTCATCAATCACGGTATTATCTTCTGTAGTCATTTATTTTGCCTTTTTTGCTAGTAGAGCCCTGACAAGACTCTTAGTTTCTGCTTCCCCAAGCTCGATAGCAGGACCAACGTCTGCATCTATAACCAAACCACCCTCTTTTGTCATCCTACTTCGAGATGAATTTGGATCCATCTTGTCAGCAAAACGCTTTAAAATCTCATCTCTTCGTGAACCGGTAAGCTTTTCAAGCTCAACAAGGGCCTTTACCATACCCTCGAAAGACTTAGCTTCAACCCCGTCTTGATCTAAAATTCTCAATATTTTGTCTCGAACAGACCGCAAAGATCTAAATTCGTCCGCTCTGGCTCGTATCTCGTGATCTAAAAAAACCTCAAGCGCCTGACCCTGATACTGAGCCCAAGCCTCTGTTCGTTTTCGCTCCCAACCATTACGACGCGCCTGCTGCCGCCAAAATTGAAGGCTAAGGCCCATCTTGGGCCACCTCTTGGTCCACGTCGTAGCCCACACATCAACCGGTCGCACCTCTGGATCAAGAATGTAATCAAGCTCTGCGCGGTGAACAACACCATCCATAGCAACAGGGTCTGCCCCGCCGCCAGCGTATGCCAAAACCGCACTTGAGGCGGTAAGGGGGACCCTCCTTGGCTTACGATCCTTCAACGATTTCATTTATCACATCCTCGACAAGGGGCTTCATGTCGTCATTAACAAGCGCCCTTACGTCCTTGACCCTTATAGTCACTTTATTGTCGACCTCAGAAACAATAACGCTCTGGGGGGCAACATCAAGAGCGTCTGATACGCCGAGCCTAATTTGTTCCAAAAAACTTTCCACCCTCACTCCTTGCAACAGACAGCATAGCATTTATCGCTGGACTCTGCTTGGACGCAATCAAGGCGGCTGCCGCATCATATATGTGCTCCCTTTGGGTTGCGGGATACATGTTAGCGTCCGCTTGAATCTTAGGCCAAACATCAGCAACAGCCTCTGCAACGTCTTGCTTGGACGCGCTTTTCCTGCCTGTTAGGCTTTTTTTCAAATTTTGAGGAGACACCTGAACAAGGGGTATTTCGCACACCTGAGAAAACGTACACATAATGCCCCAACACATCCCAACCTTGGCGCTTACCGAGGCATTTCTTGGCCAACTCTGAGCCTCTGAAACAATTGCTTTAAGCTTTGATGGGTGTGCACCGATTGTCTCAAAAACACCCATAATTCCAGCAACTATCTCACGCGCACGCACCGCGTTGTCATCGCACACAAGCACCTTGGCAGAAGATTTTTTCGTCCTAATCACCCCACCACCAAGATAATCAATACCACCACCTGTGTTTATTGAGCCGAGGGCCCACCCAACAGACGAAAAACCGGGATCAACAGAAAGAATATACACTAACCAACCTCTACTCGCGCCACGTCATCTTCAAGAATGACAGTGTCGACAACATCGAAAGATCCAGCAAGCTCGCCATCGTGACTAACAAGCATGACAGACTCCCTCTCCAGACTGTGAAGAATGTCGAGAACCCTCCTGCGACCCTCTCCGTCCAAAAACTGCAAAACCTCGTCAAGTATCAAGACGTTAGGCACGACGCCCGACCGGCTGCAAGAAAAGTCTGCAAAAGCAAGCGCAACAGAAAGGGCCATTCTTCTTTGCTGTCCACCGGAAAGCTGCCTGTACTTTCTGCTCACCATCGTGCCGTCTTTTGTTCTTACCATCGGATTAAAAGACATTTTCTCACTGAAACCACCGGACTTTTTTTCAGAAATTGCACTTACGCCAAGCGAAAGATGGCCTGCTGACAACTCATTTAGGTATCCGTCAATTCTCTCACCAAGATCAGACAAAGCTGTCTCCAGGACGTAACTTTGAATCCCCTGCCGCCCAAAAATGTTTTTGCAGTCCTGGTACTCGCTTGCCCTGTAAAGAGACTCTTCGTGTGCAACAGCAGCCTCGTGTTTCAACTTTTCTAAGTCGTCCCGGCTGGCACTCAGTGTATCAACCGCCTCTTTATGAGGGTTATCGTTTGACGACACAACTTCATCCAGCCTGCTTTGTGCGGCAGCAAGCTGTCCAGACCAAGGGTTTTCAACATTTGAAGTTTGCATAACCGAAGCAATCTCTGCCTCGATTGACTCATACTTCATTTTCATCGCACTTAACTCAGACTCTGCTGCCGAAAGCGCAGACGATGCAGACATCATTGAGGTGTTAATGTTTTGAAGCTCTGCCGCCATTTGAGAAGAAGCTGCCTCATACTTGGTCCTTTCACCGTCTGCAAGGCCTTGAGCCTGCAACTTCTTTGCACGCAACTCAACATACCGCTCTCTGAGCGCATCCACCTCTAGCATCATTTTGTCGTAGCAGCTTCTTGCATGCTCGACGCTTACCGGCTGTTTGCATTCAGGGCACTCTGCTTGGGCAGACTCAAACTTTTTAATATATTGATCTGCTTCGTCCTTCACGCGAGAACCAATAGCAGCCACTTTGGCCTCTTCCACTTTAGCTGTCGACAACGCTGCATTGGCACACTCAAGCGTTGCAGCATCGACACCGGAGCCCTCTACCTCTCTTAGCCGGTGTCTCCAAACAGCCACTTCCTCACGGTGCATAACAATCCTTGCTCGCACCTCAGAAGAGTCCATGCGACCTAAAGACTCTTTTAGCGCAGACACCTTCTCAAGTATGCCCCTCTGCCTGTCATTGGCGTGAGAGTCTAACTTAGACTGGACCTCCTCAACCGCTTTTTGCAAACGATCAATCCGACCTTTTCTATCCGCGCTCCACTCGGAAAGTCCTTTCTCGTGCCTTTCGATTGAAGCATCAAGCATTTCGATCTGCTTATCGTAGGCCTCCATCTTCCCGATAAAAGACTCAGCGTCAGCCTTTTCTTTTGCATGAAGAGACGAGGCCTCTTCAGCAGCGGCAGCCCATATTGATAAATTTACAAACTTTCCAAGTATTTCTTTGCGGCCCTTGTCTGTCATTTCCAAAAGGCCGGAAGCATCTCTTTGACAAAGAAACATTGACCGCACAAGAAGGCCGGTATCAATAACCATCTCGTCAATGACTTTTTGCGTAAGCGCAACATCTTGGCAGGTTCTGTCGTGATCACCCACAACAACCTTAAGCTTATGACCCTTGCTCCCCATCGAACGAGTTATAGTCACGGGCTCCCCGTTAAGCTCAACGTCAAGCGTAACCGATCCGTTTTTGCTCTTGTCGTTGACAAGCTCTGACTTTAAACCCCTCTTAGACGTGCCTTCAGGCCTTGGATCCGACTCGCCTCTCAGCGCCCACAATGCAGCCATCAGCAAGGTTGTTTTACCGGCACCGTTTGAGCCACTTCCACCATCGTCTCTGTTTTCGCCACGAACAAGAACAACACCCCTGTCAGAGAGAGGATATGACGTTTTCTTTTTAAAAGGGCCGTACCCCTCAAGGGTAACACTTTTTATTTTGAAAGTTTTCATGCAGACCCCCCAGACACACGCTTAATGATATCAAGGGCCAACTGTGCCGTTTCACACGGAGTTCCTTCATTATCCATAAACGCTTTGAGAAGAGCGATAGGATCCATATTGCCGCTGTTATCGATTCTGCTTTTTACTTTCTTTGTTTCAACAACAACCTCAGAAGATACGCCATCAGCCGAAAACTTTTTAAGGGTCGACTTTGTTTTTTTAGGGTCGTTAGTGTGAACTCTAACCCTGTCTCCAGGCCTTGGCTCAAAAACATTCTCCCCGCTATAAACAACAATCTCACCGTCAACAAAGCGTGCATCTAAGTGCTTAGGCCCAACGTCCAAAAACACCTCTTCTGCGTGCTCCATCGCATACCCACACTCTCGATCAAGAACCAAGACTCTTTTCTTGTCGCCCGCTTCAGACCTTGAGACCTCATACTGTGACCCAACGTAAACAACCGCTTCCTCAACCGTATGCGGCCTGTGGTAGTGGCCCGTGTAAGCTGGAATGTTTCCAGGAAGCTCCGAGACCATGATTCCACGCTCTGCCTTTACAAGGCCATTCATCCACGCCCCAATTATGTCTACGTGGAGAAATAGGGCCATATAGTCACCTTCAAAGCAGTCAATTGCCTCAAGAACCTCTTCTTTTTTTCGCCTGTAGGGCACCCAAAGGATGTCTGCAAAAAGCGTCGGCTCTGTAAACACCTTTACCTTGTTGTCTGCCATGTTAAGCACTGTAAGCGCATGCACGTCGCCGCCTATAGTCACCTGGTCGTGATTACCTGGGATCATAAAACACGGAACCTCCCAGCCAGCAAAGCAGTCTAATATCCTATTGACGCAATCGACTGGAAGTATTCCGCGCACATCCCAAAAGTCACCAAGGAAGCCAACAACCGCACCACGCTCAACCGCAACCCTGTGAACCTCGTTTAGCACCTCAAGACACACATCTATTGTCTTTGGGCTAACGTGCAAATCACTAAAAATTACAATTTTTGAAAATTTATCAGCGGTTTTTTTCATCAAACTCCCCCACTAAGCTCACTAAAGAGTCCCAGAGGAATCGTGGGCTTTATCTAAAATCGCATCCCACAATTCCGGGTCCTCACTAATTCCCTTCAACAGTGCCGTGCGAAGGTTTAGCACTCCCTGTGCTTTTATTGGCGACTTGTGCCCTACATCTAAGGTCAGCCAAGCACCTTTTGCCTCAACAAAGCCACCGCGCTTTAAAAGCTCAACTGCCGTATAGGCGTTGTCAAAGCCTGAGCCGTAAAGCAAGCAGAAAGGCGTTTCCTTAAACGGGTCTCTAATCTTATTCTTGTTTGCAACCATTCGCCCAAAGTGGCCAATGCGCGTTTCCCCGTCAAAAAGGCCGCCGTCCTTTCCACCAGCACGGATAACCTCAATTCTTGCCGAAGGCATATACTTCATAGCGTTGCCTCCGTAGGTCTCCCTGCCGCCGAAACGGTCTATCTTGTTGTACCACTGGTTAGTGCAAACAAGAACAGCACTCGACTCGCTCAACTGACGACTTATTGCCCGAAACATCTCTTTAATTGCACGCGCTGCCTCTTGCAAGCCACCACGGCCCTTGCCACCCTTAGCTCTTTCTGTGTAGCCCTCAGCCTCTTTTCGGGAGGGGGTGTTTGCGATGGTGTCCCAAACAATGATGACAGCCTGGTCGTGCCCAACTTTTTCAATTTCTTCCAGCAAGCCCTGAATGCGCTCCCCTATGCCTTCAATGGCATGCTCTTGGAGAATTATAAGCTCCTCTGGGTCAACCCCCAGCTTGCTCATGTATGAAGCCTGCCTGCTGTACTCCGTATCAATTAAAACAGCCATGTGGCCGCGCCGCTGAAAAGAAGCCATGAGTTGGTCCACGAGGGTGCTTTTGCCAGCACTCTCATATCCCTGAATCTCAATAATCTTTCCTGTCGGCAGACCCTTGGCCCCTAGCGTTGCTTGAAATGCAAGTACGTCTGTGTCAATCCAGTGCTTGGGCTCCCAGATTGCATTTCCACTGCTTAGGACGGTTATTGTGTTGTCCTTAAAGCGTGCTCGCATCCCGTCAAGGATGCGAGTCACCGCCTTGCTTTCTTCTTGTTGCTTCTTTGACTTACCCATTAGAATGGCACGTCGTCGTCAGCAAGATCGCTGTCCGTCCAAGATTTCATTGACGCGCCCCCTGGGGTCGGCGTCGAGGTAAACCCTGGAGGAGCCGTTGTCGCGAAACCAGGAGGGGCAGAAACCACGCCCTGCTGCATTCCAGCGCCAGGCACTGGGCTTGTCGGCATTGTCACAACAGGTTGTGATGGTGCAGCCTGAACCACGGGCTCCGCTTGTCGTTGCCTCACGTTCATAACATTGGCCCCGTAACTTGAAGGGTAATACTCAGCAAGCAATTCAGCCTCTTCTTCAACCGTTATAGACCTGACAAGCTCACTTAGGTCATTCAGGTTTTCAAGTGCTGGCCACCACTCTTGCGGTATAGCACTCCGTTGACCGCCAATGTGAATCTTGTGCTCCACATTAAATCTTTGTGGGCCTGTCTTTGAGCTTACCAGCTTAAGATCATAGCCCCACTGCCAGTCGCTGATCGGCCCCGAATATTGCTCTAAGCTCATAATCTGGTCGGCAATCTGCTTGCCAACGCGCAACACAACCGGCTTGATCATGCCATCTACAGAGTGAATGTTGGGGTCGCTCAAGATCAAAGCATTGAAGTAAACGCGAGTCTTGGTCTGCAACTCCCTGGCCAAATCTCGAATCGGAGAATTACCCCCATACTTTGGCTCGTTTGCCTGATTAGACTGCTGAAACAATCTAATTTTTACAGAATTTGCAGGACACTCGTGCCCAAACACTGACGCACAGTCCCAGGCCTTATGCTTCCAGTCGCCGTTCTCATCCTGGTAGCGTGCAAAATGCAACTCAGTTCGCTGCCAAAAAGGCTTGCTCGCATCCCAAGGTGGCAAAATGCGAATTGTCACCTCATTTCGCGACCCCTGGGTCATCGGAGCCTTCGCATCCCAAAAAATAATATCGGAAGTCCCGGAACGGTTTGACTGCATGTCATTACTGCTTATTGCAGCTTTTGCAGCGTCAGCGTATGGGCTGGCTGTCGGAGCCTGCCCTGTCTGTGTGAAGCCCGCTGGAGCCCCTGTTGGTACATTTGGATTTCTCATCTCTATCTCCTCACTAGCGATCCGCGACCGAAGCCATGCGAATCAAATTTGAAATTTGGTCAGACTTTGACCTGTGCGCGTAATACAACGACCTAAATAGCTCCTTGTTACCCTGCAACTCGTTGATTTCATTTACAAAAATCGCATACTGTGCATCCAGCCTATAAGATGCCTCAACCTCCTTCTCTGTTGGCTTTGCTTTCTGCAACACACTCCCATCATGTGTAACAATCTCGACCCCATTGGCCTTGCCCCTCGCATACATGTCAGACTTCCACGCCGCATAACGACTTTCAGCCGTCGCAAGGGCGCTGCTTAAGTATGCGTAAAGGTATCCATATGTTGCGATATCTGCCGCAACCTGCCGCGCCTCGCCTTCAAGGTCTTCTGAGACCCGTGCGCCTAATAAAACGTCGCTACGTTCAAAAACTCGCCCATCTGGAAGAGTAACCCTCACGGGTATCGTAGCCATGTTGTCTGCCTTGCTTATCGTCATTTTTTAAGTCTCCAAAACTTGTTACCGTTCACGTACTTGGGAGGTTTGACCCCAAGGTTATTCTCGTAATGTTCCACCACCGCATTCGCAGCATTCCGCAAGGTTCTAAATGTTGGCTCCCCAGGCAACGATACACTTCTGAAAAACACTCCCTCATCGTCCTCACAGACCTCAAGAACCTCACCCTTGTAAGCCCTTTTAGGTGTTTCCAGCAAGTCCCCAGCGCCGTATTTTCCCTTGCTCTTAGACCAAGTCTTTCTGCTGTCCGTATCTACTTGTTTTTTTACAACTTCGACCGGCTTCTTTGCATCAATTATTGAATCAACAATTTCTGCTTTTTTATGACGAACCGCAACCGGTATGCCCATATCCTCAGCCATGCCTTTCAAGTCGCTTCGGTCCATCATCCCAAGTCTAACTTCCTCAGAGACATGCTCCGTCACGGTAACCCGTGCCCTGCTCACGTCTGGGTTGACCGCATCCAACTCTCCACCCGCATACCTCACCGGGGGCCTCGCCCTATTGACCTTGTGAAGCGACACAATGCACGACAGCTTGTCAAAGCAAGCCAAGCATTCCGCACACTCCTCATACCCCAGCGGACTTCTGGCCATCGAATGACAGGGAGGTAGCTTGTCAATTAGCTCCTGGCGCATTGCGATTCCCCTACACACGCTTTCTGCCGCCCTGACTGGGTCATCCTTGGCGCTAATCGTCGGATCATCCCCAAGAGACTTAACTTGCGTCTGCAAGTCAGCAAGCTCAATGTCTGAAATTAAGACCGCCATGTGTCGTCCGCTTTTTTCACTTTATCAATTGCGGCATGTAGCTCGGTAGCACTCTCTTCCCTCGCCTTTGCCCTTTTAAGGGCTGCCTGCACAATAAACTCCGACCTGCTTTCACCGGGCAACAGAACATTGTCTATCGCACCCAACTGATCTGGCGTTGCAAGTATGTGAACACGCTTTGATTCCATTTTACACCTCACAAAATTGGTATATCCAACAACCCGGCCCTAACAGGAACGGCATTGGCAACAATCTCTTTAGACTTCACCTGGCCCAAGTCCGAAGGGTCTGCCCCTACCGGAAAATATGCAATCGAAGTCGGTATTACGGCAGACAGCTTGTGTGCCGTCTCTTCTGCAACATCTTTAGCGTCACCATCCCACGCCATAACAACGTGCGAATACCCATAATCCAACATTCTGCATATCTGGTTTGACGTAAGGCTATTGCCCAGCGAGGCGACAGCATCTGGACCGTATGCTGCCGCACTTGTCAACCCTTCCACAAGCACAACCTTGCCATCATTTACCAAGTGTGCCCGATCCATGTTCAGAAGAACGTCACCGGCACTAGCTGCCCCGTCCCTCTTCTTCATGTTTAAAACCTTTCTGCTAGCCTTTCCCGTCATGTCTCGGCCCGCATAGTAAACCAAACGGCCTTTCCAAAAAATTGGAAAAATTAACCTATTTCTAAGCCACCCCTGCGTACACTCGCCAAGTCGCAAATGTCCTGCCGCTCCAGGGAAAAAATTTCTTTTCTCTGTGTACCAGTTCCCATCATCGGGTAGCGACCTAAACGATGCAGGAAACGGAATTTCTGCCGGATCGAACGTCTTAACCTTCCTCTCCAGATCAAGAAGGCTGTAGCCAGAGCCCGTCTTTATGCTTCGCAACTCTGGAGGGCTGAACGGCTTACTTTCCTTCATCAGGGGCGCGATCTTGTCCACGCTTATCGGGGCAGATCCGTTGTAAATGACATCAAGAGCGCCCTCTGTAGACACACAATCCAGCGTCTCAACAAGTTTTACAAAACTTTGACCATCGCCCCACCGGCACGAGTAGCACAGATGCCTCTTTGTCTTTATGCTGATCCAAAACTTTTTGTCCTTGTAGCAATTCGGGCACCTCATCATCATTACGCGCCCTGTAGACCCGGCTCGTCTTGCGCCGTGACCCCTCGACCAAGACTCTACGTCAAACTCTCGAATCGCAGCAGAAAGAGGCTTGTGCTCTTTTGACCTAGTCATCCCACCACCTCTTCGTTGCGACCTGACTATTTGCGCTTACCGCTTGAGAGTTCCCCACCTTCCTGCTGGCACTATCCACTGAAAGTGCAGGGTCATAGATAAACTTACTGTGTGCGTATGAGGTGCGAACCGGCACGACAACACCAGCCGACCCATGCCTATAGTGCTCAATAAATATCCTCGCAGTTGCGTCGTTAGCCTCGTCCTCAGTCCGATTCAAGCTGCATGCAAGGTCTACCGTCCTCACCTTTCCGTAGGCATCTGCAATACCGCTAGACCTGCATATGTGGGCCTTATTCTCCCACCCCGCCTTTGGTCGCTGCAACTGGCTAGCAGTCCAGCACGCTATGCCCTCCTTAAGGCACAACCTCTTGAGGTCCTTGTAAGCAGAAACCTGTATGTCTGTCTCTGACATGTTACCGCGTCCTGAACGCGCCCTTAAAAGGTCTGCGTAATCGACGATCAAGAGATCTGGCTTCCAGCCACCTGCGGCCAACTCTTTTATCTCAGATTCAATATCAACAGCAGTGCTATCCCAGTCGTTCAATGTTCTTATGACGCATAACTCTGGCAACTGGCTATATGCCGCCCTGATCGTATTCAGGGCCTCTGGTGCAAAAATACCGAGCTTGACGTTTGTCAGATCTTCACCGCTAAACCAAGCATCGTACATGCCAGCGGTCTCCTCTCCAGACCCCTCTAGGACAATGTGCAACACACGCTTCCGCATTCGCAAAGCAATAGCCCCAACATGCCTCAGCCACATGCTTTTACCGACCTTGGAGTATGCCATCATCATGGCAAGCTGAGATGGCCTCAAGCCACCGTCCAGCACCTCATCAACAGGCGCTATACCTGTCGGTATAACCTCAGCCGACCTGGCTGCTGCAAGCCTTCTACGCTGCTGCCTGTCCTCAAACTCAGAAGCAAGCCACTGACGGTCCACGCTGTCGAAATTTATCGACCTAACCTCTTCCATCCTCTCAAGCATCAAGGCGTAAGCGTCTTCCTCGCTCCCGCTTTGGTAAAGGTCCCTGCCCTTCTGAAACGCAACCGCAAAGTGTGCCCTTTTTGCATAATCTCGCACCAACTCCTTAATTCCGTCAGTGTCAGACACGCCACACGCCTTAACGCTGTCAGCCTCAGAGCGCACCATGTGGCCAAGGTCGTGTGGAAGCTTCATCGAGCTTTCCCTCAGCACAACCCAGTCGGGAGGCCTGCCCCCGTCAACACAACTGCAAAAACTTTCAAATATCCACTTCTGTGCAGGGGTCTGGAAGAAGTCCTTCTCTAGCCACTTTTTTGCACCTATCGCAAACGAATCATCATTCGCCATCATCCATAGGACGGATCTTAAGAAGTCATTCCCAAACGACACTTAGAGCCTCCCTGTCATGCTTTTTGTGAGGGGTGTTGTAGGATATGCCTCAAAGATCTCCTTGAGCCTCTCAACAGCCTCTGAGCGCGGATATCCTCTGACCTCTGCAAGGTCAAACCCACCCATTAAAAGCCTTAAGTTCTCCTTGCACTGAAACGATACGTTACATGCACCACAATGCCTGGACGAAGGGTGGTATCCCCCCGTCTCCCTAATGTGTGGCAGGCAAGAAACACCCCTCCCGTGCAAAGCCTTAACCTGCTCTCCATAAGGAGTCGTCGAAAGGTTGACGTCAACAACCTCCGCTTCCCTTATGTTTCTGTCAGACCAAATAGGCAACAGCATCCACTCCAGATTCTGCATTTTGACGAAACTCTCTTCGCTCACAAGAGCCTTATATCCCACCAAGACGCGCCACTTCGACGCCTCAAACATCGACCAAAGGTAAAATCTAGGATCAATGTCAACCTGCGTAGCCAGAATTGCGATTCTGATAAAGTCGTACATTCGCCTTTTTGTGGGCCTATGAGGCTTGCCAACCACCCGGCTATACTCCGAATAGTCCGACCTCAAAGACTCAGCAATGGCAAGCACTCCTGTCCCTACTCGCGGTATCCTTTTTCCCATGACTTGATTGGGTAGCACAGCGTGTGCGACGTGTGCAACAGCTTTTTTCAAAGTAGCCAAACAAATTCTGAAAGGGTAATAATAATATATATTTATATATCTTTTGTATACAGAACGCGGGCACACGCTCGCGCCCGCGAGGGGAGTTTTTGGCTAGTTGCGATCAAAAGCCAAAACCCTCTTAAACGCAACGCTGCGCTTCAAGTAGCCAAAACCCTCGCGCATGCGCGTGCGCGTGAGAGAATAAATAGCTTGCAAGCAACTGTAATTATTAGGAAAACAAAAAAAGTAGCCAAACACACCTTTTTGTATTGACGGAGTATATACGGCGTGTATACTTAGAGTCATAACAGATCAGGGGAATCACAATGATTGAAGCGGCTCAAAACAACACAGCTTACAGAACACAAAAAGACGGGACCTGGATAAAGATCAACAAGGGTGGTGGAGAGGTTGACCACTATCTTGTGACCAAGGTTGACGGCGATGTTATGACATGCACGCACCAAGAGTTTACAGGCAGCTACAATCAAGCCATGAACGGTGGCGGCAGCTACTTAACCAAAACTTACAAGATTAAAATCCAAGCTGAAACAGGCAGAATTGAATACCTGGACAACTGAGAGAAGCTACATGGGTAAAAGAAAATGGGTTGCCGACCGGTTGTTTGTAAATGAAAACAACTGGGCTCGTGCAGGTGGCTGGAAATACACCGTTCCGTGTGTCCGATCGGATGACGGCAGCATTATCGCTTTGTGTGGCAAGCCTCCTGCATTTTGCAGGCTAGAGGACGGCGCGTGGGCATCTCAAGAAGACGTTGTCATAATGGCTGCCGCTCCAGAGCTTTTAAGCGCGGCAATCGGCCTGTGTGCGTCAATTGACAGCAACGATGGTGTGGATGCTGCGAAACTAAAAATGCTCTCTCTGATTGAGCGTTGCGGCCAAAGCTCGTCAGCTAAGGAGTTTTAAGTGTCTGCGTTTCGCAACGCAATGCTAGACACCTTGAAGGGTGCTATGCAGCGCCTCGTCGGATTGCAGGCTGGTAAGACGTCTGTGTCTGACGGAGTTGGGTTTAATAATGCGGACCTGTCAATTGCGGCTGCAATCGTTGACATGTGGGACATTGTGACTGCTGACAACAGGGGTGTGGCGTTTGTTGGTCACTTGCTTTTGAAATACAAAAACACCCAGCTTGACGAGGGAGAGGTTAGGGTCGCAGAGGAGGCTATTAAGCTCGACGTGACAAGTTACGACGACTTGAGGCATGGCATGCGTGGCCAAGTCGAGGTTGCAATACAAAAGCGAAAAGATGAGGCGTTGAAGACAGTCTATGTCGACGCATCAGAGGGTTTGCCATCAATTTCATTCACATACAATAAGGGCGTGGTTGCAGCGGTAAAAGAGTCGTTTCAGTTTCGACGTTATGATGGCGAGTTGAAGTGCTGGAGGCTGACTTCGCGCCCAACAATAAACGAATGGAACGACTTTAAAAAAAGGTGCCACGATCTGGGGTTTAGGGTGCTTTTAGCAGGGGGTAGCGTTAAGCACACTGAGCAGCACAAGCCTTGGCCAATAAACGCATCAGCAGACCTTAAGAAGATGACGCTTAAGGTCTGGTTTGACAAAGGCATCCCTTATTTCCAGGATATTGTGAGGGCGTGCAAGGTTTCTGACGGTCGTTACAAGTGGGACTCTGGATACTGGGTCATTAGAGACGAAAAATGCATGGTGTTTGCAGAGATTGTTAGCGGTGAGGGAAAGTGGGACGTTGAAATGGTGCAAAAAGAGGCCGCCAAGATTCACAACCTGGCCCTTTCAAAGTTGAGCAAAATAAAATCTTCGGAGTTGGCACCGATTTTAGTTCCCACCGGCATCACTTTATTTGAGCACCAAGGCAAAGGCATAAGGTTTCTGATGGCCAGAGACCAGGCCCTTCTTGCGGATGACATGGGTCTTGGTAAGACGCTGCAAGCGTTGCTGGCCTGTGAACAAATTGAAAAATGTAAAAAAGTTTTAATTCTCTGCCCTGCATCGTTGACCCACAACTGGGCCTCCGAAATATCCAAATGGATGCCGGGTTGCGAGTCGAGCGTATTAACCTCCTCAAGCGCATCTGTCGGGGCAAAATACTGCATAGCGAGTTACGACACCGCCAAGAGAAAGGGTAAAGTTATGGACGCCGTGTTATCTCAAACGTGGGACGTCTTGGTTTGCGATGAAGCGCACCGCATGAAGAACCCAAAAAGCAAGCGGCACATCATTGGCAGAAGCATAAAGGCCAAAAGAAAGTGGCTTTTAACGGGAACTCCAATGCTGAACAGGCCAATGGACCTCCTTGGCCTTTTGCGTATTGCAAAGAACCCGATGGCAAGCAATCGTCACAAATTTGGCGTCATGTATTGCGCGGGTTTCCATAATGGCTGGGGGTGGGATTATAGCGGCAGCAGCAATCTCGACGATCTAGCCCAGAAGCTCAGTAATTGGATGCTCAGGAGGCACAAGGACGAAGTCCTAGACCTTCCTGGCAAAAGCCGTTTAAGGGTGCCTGTAGACGCCTCTATGGCGTTTGACGGGGATCCTGGGGATATCGGCAACATGATGAAGATGCGTCACGACATGGCTGTTGAGAAGGCAAGATACACCGTCGATCGCGCCCGTGACATTGTAGACGCCGGTCACAAGGTAGTGATTTTTAGCGAGTACATAGGCGTTCTCGACGAGATCGAAATGTCTATGCAAAAAGATGGGGTTAAGTCTGTTCGCATTGACGGGTCGAAGGACCAAAAGGCGAGACAAGGCGCAGTAGTGTCATTTCAGAATGACCCGTCTGTAAAGGTGTTTATTGGCCAGACTGTTGCAGCCGGTGAAGGGTTGACTCTCACAAGCGCCAGCTACGTTATATTTAACGACCTGTCGCTTGTCCCCGCAATGCACTCTCAAGCAGAAGATAGGTGTTATCGCATTGGCCAGGACCAGCGTGTCACGGTCTATTACCATGTTGCCAATCGCAAGCTTGATTACATTCTTTGGAATCTTCTTGAGTCCAAAATGGAAACAATTTCAAATTTTGAAAAGGGCTTAACGCCACCAGCCGTTGCTTTGCAGGAGTTGCTAGAAAGGCTTAGGTGTCCTTTGTGATCGTAAAGGTCTTTGTGAGGTTACCGCCTACGAAGGCACGATGCTTGTTCAGCCCGGTGTGCGTTTCCGTAACGGACCAAAGCGTGGCCATTGGCTCCCAGTGTGTGTACTGAAAGTGCTTACCTGCACCTCCGGCAGCCACCGTTGCCTCTGGCGCTCCTCTTACAAAGATATTGTTTGTAAGGGTGGCTAGAATACCTGCTGCGTTAGGATGGGCCACCGCCAGGTTGTAAGCTAGTGTTCCGCTGTTGTTGAATGTAACGCCGCTTGGCGCAGCATAGGTCATGCCTGCCTGTTTATAGGCATGCGGCTGGATCCATGTGCCAACGCCAGTCCCCTGTCTCATGTCTGCCGACACGATGTTGGAGTCCACCTTATATTGCACTGGCCCCTGATGGTCTGGATGGACGTAAAATTTAAAAATTGCAGGACCCTCCGACCTCACATCTGTTGCTGACATTCCAGCGGCGTTGGCACCCCTCAGATAGCCGTTTTTGTCTACACCCCATGAGTCTGAAACAGAGTTTCCAGAGACAGACCAGGAAATTGGTCGCTCTATGCACTCTGTTGGTGAATAGGCTAGCCTGATGTAGTCAAACTCTGTGAAATAAGGCCCAAGATGTCCAGCGCCATACCTAAACTCGATATCGTTGCTATGCATCCGTATTCGTTCGCCGTCTAGCTGGATCAAGCTAGCCGCCACTTTCCAGCTAACAGCGGCGTTATTGATCAAGCTGGCATTGTTGCTTGAGTTCCCTAGATCTGGCCACATGCGAACTGTGTTGTTAGAGAGGTTGAGATCCCTCCATGCGCTGATCGCAATCTCAGTCGTTTTCACGTAATTTGCGAGGAACTCAACAGACTCATAGCTCGTGTAAAGAAGAGAGTTCCCTTGGGCTATGTGGCTGTTGGTTGTCCCAATAGTCACAACAGGGCGATAGACCATGTCTCCATTAAAGAAGGGCATTACGTCTAAGTCTGCATTCATCGATGGCCACCAGTCGCCAAGAAGGCCCTGATTGCTGTTTGCGCCCTTTACGTTGCCGACCGATCTTGCAATCCTTTCATCAAAGACTCCGTCTCCGGTCATAAGGCCAATTCGGCAGTTTGCAATTCTGCACATACCAAGACCGTCTTTCCAATTTCCAGACTGCGATGCGGGATCGTCACGCAAGATAGAGCAGTTGTAATCAAGCGTTGTCGACTCAATCTCTATGTTGTAAAAATTTGCCTTTGACGCAAGACCTCCAAGGTATGAGTTCTTTATGCAAAGAGAGTATTTGTTGTCTTTTGCAGCATTCGTTGCGTCAACGTGAAGCCCAAACATCATGGGTGTTTTAAGATTTTCAAAAAACACTCGGCCACGGTCTGGAGACGTTATGTCCCACTCAAAAGCTCGCATTCTGCTGCCGCCGTGAGACGTATGGTCATAGTCACACCGCATCTCTACGTCTTTAAAGAGAATATCAAAGGCACAGTCTGCGTTGGTTATGTCTAGCTGAAACGGGCTAAATGCTGTTGTGGTTGTAAAGTCTATTGTTACGTTTTTCCAGTGCCACTGAATAAAATTGTCGTGGTTGATGTCAGTGTCTGTGGCTAGAAGAAACGAAGGGACTCCAGAAGAGGACGCATCGCCCTGACCCGTTGAGCCAAGCCCATAAGGGATAGGTGCGTGGTCAGTAAACCTGATCTCCCAGATGCTAGTTCCAGAGGGAGTCGCATCATACTCTATCCGCGCCACCCGTATGCGTGCATCTTCAAGAAGAACTACGTTTTCAAACAAGGTTGGAGCACGATCGTACATAAAGACCGCATCAAGGCCCTTAATGGTCGTTACGCCCAAAACGGTTCGGTCAACATGGTTTGTGCCATTTACCGCGTGATTTAAATTTGTATTTTTAACAAACGCGGCTTGGCAATAGCTGTTCTCCATGTGGACAATGCAGTCACGAATAGTGTCAACAGACTCAAATATCGTTGCTCCAGAGTTTCTGAACGTGCAGCCCAAAACGCTCGTTGGTGTCCGAATTGCCGCACCATCAAGAATTTCACCAATGACAATGTTTTGAGTATCTGGCGTTGCGTCTGCCTCGCCCTTGCTGGTCCCAAAGAAACAGTTTGATATCCTGCACTCAGAATACTTTGAGACGACAGAGACGGTCTTCGTAAGGCCAGCGGGCTGAAACTTGCACGACTCAATCTCTATGTGTGCATCGGGGTTGCCGGATGGGGTGTATGAGTCGATAAGCAGCCTTGTGGTTGCGGCGATGGACGCCCCGGCAGTGGTTCTTGTGTTGCTCTGCCCGTTCACATGCCGGAAGTTGCAGCCGCGAATGACAGTTTCTTCTCCAGCAGAAATTGATAAATTTGAAAGCTGGCAACCATCAACAAACACCTGCTTCCGCTCTCCAGCAGCGAAAATTGAGCCTTCGTGACAGCCAGTAATGTGAAGCTTTGACACATAGGTGTCGTGGCTTACATTCTCAGAGGCGTCGTTTACCCCGATGTAGCACGTTCCAAGCGGGTTGCAGTTGATCATCCTGACGTCTGTCGCAGCCGACAGAAACACTCCACCGTAATGGGTGAATGAGCAGTTTGAAAACTCCCACTGGGTATTAAGCCCGGTTGTAAGGTCGGTGAAGACGGAGTCGTCGTGGTCGGCAAAAAGAAGCGTATTCCCCGGTGTCAGTGAGGGGTGGTGGTCGACGTTGACAAACTTAAAGGATGCAGACCCGCTCGATGCTGGGGGGGTCCCTGGCGCGAGGGCGTAGGGGTTGATGTACTGGAGGGTGTACGTCACAGGAGAGTTTGAGCCTCCCCCGTTTACGTTATCGGACACCCACTGGATGTCACGCATCTCAAACCCATGCATCATCCCGGTGGCTGGGTGGTTTATCCAGATGCCCTGCCGGGTAGTTGCGGCAGCACCTGAAATGGCCGCACTCATTGTGTAAATGCGGGTCGCATCTCGGCCCGACCCCGTTATCGTTAAATTTTTGTGAAGGAAGGCTATAACACGGCTTGTTATGACGTACTTCCCCGGAAGAATGTGAATGTGCGCTGATGAGTCCCCAGAGTAGGTAGATACGTTCATGCCGCAAAATGTAATCGCATCGCTTAGCGCGGCAGTTAGGTCGTAATAGGTTTCGCCGCCAACAACGACAGGGGTCGCGTTATACTTTCCCTTGTTGGCATCCTGGCCTGTCCCAATACTGATGCCGCCGCCAAACAGGTTGTTTAAAGAATTTAAAGGCTTATCCCACCAGGGCGTGAGCCCTGTTGAGTCCTGCAATTCTTCAATTTTTTTCAAAACCATGTGGCAGAACATTCCCATGTCCTTAGCACCATAGGTCCACCGGTCTGATGACCTCGTAAAGTCTGGAAGCGGAAATGTCTTGTAGGCTAACGCTGTGATGGCCTCTGTCGAGGCAAGGTGCCCAGACGTTCCATCCGTTGGGTCTGCACCGTGAGCCAGGCCCTCAAACAGCATCTGTCCAGACTGGTAAATCTTAGAATCATCAAGGACGTTGCCGTCCCAAAACACAGTCCCTACTCGCACCCATGATGCGTATGTAGGGGGCTGCTCTGACGTCAGGACGTGGATGGCCCACGTAAGCTCATATCTTGTGTTAAACGTGTCTAGGTACTCTGAGTCGGTTGCGTGTGACCACTTGACGCGAGTGTCGCTGGTTGAGGCTACAAACTTTGTTTCAACCCAGACCGTGTGATGGGCGTTGGCCCCATGGGTAGACATGTCATAAGTTTTTGAAGTGCTTCCTGTGTCGAGAAGAACGGAGTACGCGGTCTGGGATTCACCATGAATTGAGTCCGACCCACCCATCTCTGGTGAAATAAGCGCACCACCAGCCAGTCTTTCAACCTTGATTGTTGTTCCGCTGTTTTTTGAAACTTTCCAATCTGAAATAATGGCGGCATGGCTAAAAAGAGATCCCACGATACTTTCGTGGTAATCAACGACACTTCTGACAACTTGAGAGACGTCAGGCACATCAACGCGCTCTTGAGACTCCCACCTAACAAGTTTTTTATCTACAGGCCCAGCCATGAGCTACCTCACAGTACATATTCGTTGTATATAGGAAGAAAACCAGCCGCACGGATAACATCTATCAACTCTTTTGAGACAAGCGTTGGGTCTGTCCCTGTAAGGTAAAGTGGAAACTGATTTATCCCGCTTATAGTGGATGTGGGGAACGGTGGGCCGTCAATGACCTGCGCTGTACCCTCACTGATGAATGCGCCATAATTTATAAGGACGCTTGTGTTTGCTGCTGGAAGGTTTGTGCCAAGAGTTATGACCTTTCCGTTAAAAGAGCCGCCAGTGTAGTAATTGGTTCCAGTCATCGTAATGTCTGAGGCGAGAAACACCCCAAGAACCTGCTGGATGTCAAAAGCCGTTGACACAGTGTTCACTGCGGAGCTTATGGCCTGCTCTGCACCCTGTAGGTAGCTTGCGCCTTTTGCCGACCCTGCAACATTTGAAAATTTAAAAAGATCTACACGAAACCTGCACGGCTCGTTTGGGTGTTCCCAAACATCAAAAGGCATAAGCTCAACGGCAACATTAGCCTCTGCGCTTGTAAAGTTCGCCCCATCGTAAAACGTGCCACCAACCCTTTGAAGAGTTGCGATCAAAAAGGGCTGCCCCAGAAGCTTGGGAGACATTTTGTCAACCCTGTACACGCCCGCGTTAGCGGCTGGAGCATGTATTTTTATAAGTCGACGCCCAAAATTGTCCGGGAATCCCCCGTTCTGATTATTAAGCGTAATCGTGTTCGGGGTTGTGATTGCACCGTACCTGAGCGGCCCATTAAGGAGCGCATCAAGGCCTTTCGCAACCATAAACATGGGCCCGGCTTCCGGGTAGGAGGCTACCTTCCCAAAGGCTCTTGCGTATTTGTCGGAAATTTTGTCTGAAAGTCTTGGGAGCCCGTGGTTTCCAAGCAAGTCTCTTAAGTATGACCCCGTAGCAGACAAGTATGTAAGCTGGGACCGGGCAGAATCCACCTCGTTAACTATCCTGCTGCGATCAATAACGGCAGTTCCGCGATACGCTGTGGTTGCATCTGGAGCGCGAGAGGTAACCACAAAAGTGGTGTCCGTTTTAGACGTGTAATCAATCGTCTCTGCACCCACCTGTATCCGGCCAATAGCTGGCCACCCAAGCGTTGTATCTACTTTTACTGTAGTGGCTAAAGGTGAAAGAGTGTCGGCCAAAAATGTAAAAAGCTGGCCGCCAAGCTCGTTGTCGACCGTGCCGATGCCTTCAACAACAGACTCCAGATTTCCCTGGGGTGATTTGTTTGGCATGGCTACCTCGGCTTGTACGTTGGAATAAAGTAAACTTCACCAGGAAAACGCTGCTTTATGAGAAGTGCAGATGACTTCCCGTAATGCTTAACAATATAAATTATTCCTGGGTAATCTAGGGGGTTTGATGGGTCGCCTTCAGGTACAAGCTGGACATCTACAGCGCCAGAGACGCCATAAAGGTTAGGTAGGACCCACGATATCTTAGATCCGTCAGCCGTAGACTTGCATGTGTTGCCTTGCCCTGAAACGCCGCTGTATGCGACCACACCGTTAACCTTCACGGTGTACGATTCGGTTGGTGACAGCTTGCCTACATCGAGGTGAAGCGTGCAGGACTCACCCCCAAGATCTTGCTTTCTGTTGCCCCCAACCATAAACGCGGTGGCAAAGCCAAATGGGTGCCCAAAGCCAAGCGTGTGCGTTCCGAAGCCACCTGGGTTAACCGGGCCAGGAACACCCGCCAAAAGTAGGCCTGGAGAATCCCCGAATCCAAAAACCTCACCAGACTGCCAAACACCACCAGCCGCTTCGCCGTGATCAGTGGCGTTCTGTGCCGTAACCTCGGCATATGCGTTGATGGTTATTGCCATTAGTAGCGACCCTCACAAACGACCATGTAAGTAAATTTTATTGCATCTGTTGCGTGGAAGTAAGGCTGCACTTCGACGTTATAATAAACGTCCAGGTTTCCGTTGATAACACTGGCAGGGTCTACGTTGACGACCTTAACCCTCATGCTAGACAGAAAGTCGTTGTTCATAGTTAAAGACTGGGGCGTTAGGTTGACACAACCACCGCCAGTATTCCCGGTAAAGCCGCCAGTGTGAACAACTAGCTTTTTAAAGTTGGCATCTGAGCCCGTGAATGGAGTTATGCCCGCAACGTCGTTACCACCACTCTGAAAGCTGATGTCTACTGCCGTGCCTGCGGCACCAGCGGCGACATTGTTTTGCGCTGAAACCTGCGTGCCGCTAAAGTTCTGCTCAGGCCAGGTTATCCTCCAGGTAATCTCTTGCGACGGTAAGTCGAGGGTGTATGTAATCCTACAGTCTCTCTGGTCAAGACCCCACTTAGCAGTAGCTGCCGATAAGGATGCATTGACCGGCGACACGTATACCGTGTAGTCCAACTCAGAAGTCGAGGAAAACAGGTCCGCGTGAAGCGAGGTGGTGTGGGCAAGCCCTAGCGCGTTCGCGGAGGCTGTAACAACCTCGTACCCCCGCACCATCAAGGGTCGTGGAACCCTCTCTATGTTGCCATTCCTGTTCTCAAGAAGAGATACAATGGCTCGGTCCTGACCGCCGTTGCTTGCTGGAGCACCAGACCTGATAAACCAGGTTTCACCCTTGGTGCCCGCAACCCCGGCTGCGGCACCCTCTGAGTACCCGATTCCTCGGTCACCAATCCAGGAGTTGCCGGTGTCATCGTGCCTTGCAACCCTTGCAAACATAAAGTCTTGCTCTGTAGCGGCTGCACCAGCGCCAACGCGAGAGGCAACTGTTACCAGGCCGTTGTTTGGCGCTGCGGTTAAATAGCCCGTTGACGATAGCCGAAGATCAAAGAACAACCTTGACGTTGAAACGCCATCGAGCCACATGTTGGCCTGGGTCGTGTTAAGAGCATCACCCTCCGCAACAGCAGCGGCCCACACTCCAGCAATGGGGTACGTTTGATCTACGTGGTGGACCTTGACTGTCCTGCCCCTAAACGATGTTGTTAAAATTTTTGCATAAGAGAGGTTCCAGCCACCGCCTGTGTCGGAAATGCTGATTCCGTCATGGCTTGCAGAGGATGCGGTTCTAAGCGTTGCCTTTAAAACCTTTTCGCCCTTTGCCACCTCAATAGCCTGGTTTACAAAATTTATGTAAGCCCCTGTAACACCACCACCACCACCAGCGTTTCCGGCGTTTGCGGTTGGGTCAAGGTGTAACGCTGAGTATGCGGCTGGCCCACCTGTGTTTATTCCTGTGGTGGACGTAACCTTGAGCCCCCACTTAGAGGCTTTTGTGCCCGCCGCCCTGTTGTCTTGAATCTCCGCATCATTACCTGTGGTGAAATAGAGGCGGTGGGTCGTGTCCCAAACACTTACGTTGCCCATGATGTTGTCAAAGGCGACGTGGTTTGTGTAGACAATGTCGGCCCAGTTTCTTTCGTGACCAGCAGGTATCTTAAGGTCAAGGTAACGAGTCTTTGCGCGAATCGTCACAAAAGCCGAATCTTTTGCGAGAAACTTGTTTGTTTCTGACGACTTTCCAATGTTGTTCGAGACCACCAAAAACACCAGGTAGGTTCCTGGTTTATCAATATTTTGGAGGAATGGTTGAGAGTCAGTGCCAGAGTCTGCAATCGCTGCTGCCGACCCTGGAGGCTTGTAGATAAGCTGCCATGTCCAGTTAGTTACTGATGCGCCTGACCCAGGAGACGATCCAGATGCGTCTAGCTGAATTTGGGCCACAGTTAAGTCTGTATACGGAATGTCCGATACGGCGGCAATGCTTGGTACTGCGGGCATTTATGTTCTCCTACGTGATCGTAACGCTTGTCGTTGTAGCGCGAGCATTCTCATTGTCGGCTATAGCCACATCAGCCGGTGGGTTTGATGGAGCCGGTGTTGTTATAACCATGTTTGTAACACCCGCAACACCCATCCCCTCTTCCATTATCTGAGCAAGAATAACGTCATCACCAACATCAAGCCCGTTGATGTAGTTCATGATAGACGTCTGAACTGCCGCCCTTACGGCTGTTCCATTGTATGCTGTATTTATGGTAACTGTGGCTTCGATTGTTGGTGTAATAATGGTTGGCGCTAAAACTATGACGTCAGCGCCAGCGGCTCGACCGCCCTTGTAGGTGGTGGTATCAGACGCATGCCCGTCAATCTGCTTTTGAACCTCTTGGATTAAGCCACCCCAATATGTATATGTTGCGGTAAGCGTATCTGTAGGCGCAAGAGGTGCATTCAAGACAATTTGTCCAGTTCCGCTTTTGACCCAAAAGTCTGTGTCGAGAGTAAGGGCCGCGCCGTTTTTCTTAACGGCTATTTTTACATTGTCCCCAGGGCCGTTACCGATCCACTTAAGTGGAATCCGGGTCGTCCTAAACCTGACCTCTCCACCCGTAGCAGATGCCGTTAGAGACTCAGACGCAATGGTCGTCTCAGTCGCTGTAAGCCCACCGCCATTGTCAATGTATATCAACACCCTTCCAGGGTTAGAAAGAGATTCTACCACCTTGGCGCTAGTGCATCTTTCAGGGCCCAGGGTTGATGTCAGGCATATTGCCTTTAATGCATCTGGGCTTGTCCTGTTAAGCTTTCTGATCAGAGCCTTGGCGCGGGACCTTATGAGCTTGTCTGACTCAGAGTCGGCACCGCCTGATATTGCAGACGTAAGAGTAAACGTGAGGCCTGTTGCCGCTGCATCGCTAAAGGTTGTGACAACAGTCATGGCCGTGCCAGAGGATGTGTTCGGCCCTGAGCCAACCTGAGATGCAACGATCGAGACAGCGCCAGAGGATGCGTTGCCTGCACCAAAGATGGCATCGGCAGTAGTCTTATATACGAACCCATTAGCCTGGACCAGCGTGCCCATGGGGACCGTAAAGGCGTTGGCAACAGCGGTTCGCTTGAACTGCCCTGACCCTGATGCGTATATGTTTACACTTCTTGAAATGCCGTAATCGGCTATCCGTAGGTCTAAATCCTCTCCTTGCGCTCGGTCGATGCTGAAGACATCTAAAACTTTTGCAATTTGAAAATAAATGGACTCATCGCTTCTTGCCGCAGCCGCGAGAATTTGTGCAAGGACAGAACCCTCTAAAAGATCAGTCAAGTCGGTATTGGCAACGACATAGTTGATCATCTTCTGGCGAAGATCGCTTTCTGAAAATATTTTTATGCTTCCGTATCCCACTAGACGCCTCCAACCAACAGGCTGCTTGGAACATTGGACGACGTAGTT